TTTTTTCATTATGAAAGTAATTGTAAAAATAGTTATTCTAGTACTGATTAGATAAGATAGAAAATTACTATTAACTATCTGATTTTCAATAAGTTATAGAAAAATTAGTCACTGTCAGATTTATTCTAGTCATTGTACGATTGGATTCAGTCATTCCCAGATTGGATTTGGGCACAATTTTTATGACATAAATTTTATGATTTAATTTTGAAATAATAATTTTTATGACTACATTTGCTTTAGTTAAATTATAAATTAATATGATAATTAAAGAACAAATTAAAGTTGATGAAAATGGAGAGTTAATATCTGCGGAGCAAACAACTCTCAAAAAAGTAAATGCAGAAGAATTTTGTCAGATTTATTTAAGGGATAATGAAGAATTTTATCAATTATCTAAAGCAGAGAATAACGTATTAGCAGTATGTTGGTACTGCTCAGTATATTATAATGATCCTGAATTTAATTATCCTGGAAATAAGATAACTTTAGATGAAGATTTACGAGATAGAATTAAGAATAAAACCAAGCTAGCATCTGGGACTATAAAGAACGCAGTTAGTTCTTTAGTTAAAAAAGGAATGTTATTAAAGGATGAAAAGTATAAAAGTATTTACTACTTAAATCCAAAGTATTTCTTTAAAGGTAGAATAACAGATAGAACTAAATTAGTTAGACATATTATAGAGTATGAAATTGAATAAAAATTATGCTATACTAATAATTTAAAATAAAGTCTTAGAACAACAAACCCCGACCTAACCATTATTAGTTAAGTCGGGGTTTCAACTTTAATTTATAAGAATTTAATAACGGACGCTAATACTATTTAGTTTATCAGTAAAATCAAGCACCCATTGTTCGTTTTTATAAGACTCTAACTGATCCCATAAGCTATCTATATCATTAACGCTTTGTTCCACCTTTATTTTCAAGTAATCTTCTGGAACCTCCTTTTCTTCTATAGCCGTATCATAATCTTCAATAACCTTATATAAATTATCTATCCAAGTTCTTACAAATTTTTCTGTTTCCATTCCACTGCCCTTAATTTGTTTAATTAAGGCATTAATCATTTTCATACTGACTTGGCATAAGTTCCAAAGTCGATTCTTTTCATTAGCATATATCATATCACATTATTCTACTAATTCATACCCAGGTTCATTAAGATTATTATATATAGAAATAATACTCCAACCTGTATCTTTATTTATATATTTATATTTCTTAATAGAAGTATCTATTTCTCCTAAGTCTCTTTTACCTAATATTTTTATCTGATCTTCAGATATACCTAATTTTCTTAATTTATTAGTTAGGTTATTCGTAGTGTATTGCTTATTATTATACTTAAATGTTACCATAGATGGCTCGGTGGGACTCGAACCCACAAAACTTTTGATTTAGAGTCAAAGGAATCTACCATTCTTCAACGAGCCAATAAAAAGAGTACTAAAACAACTGGTTAGTACTCTAAATACTTATAAGTATTATTAGAATCTATTGTAAAGTGCAATTAACTCCTGTATCTTACATTGTAAATGTGAACATATAATTTCAGATGCAAGATCAATCATTTCTTCTACTTTATCAGCTTGATCTTCTGTGAAGTGTTCTAAGTTTAGTAATTCATCAAATTCTTTAATACTAATTTTCTTACCAAGCTCTTCTGTTACTTCTAAAAATAAATCGTCATCAAGCTCCTTAATACTCTCCTTGTATTCCTCTACTAACTCTTTAATATCAGAATCATCAAAAGTAGTGTCCGACTTTACTTCAATTTTAATTTTTCCATCTTTCTTTTGGAAATGAACTTTAATGTTATCTATTTCCAATTCTTCATCAGTTCCTTCTGGAACTGCACGTCCTAATATATTCATTAGGTTAAGATAACTTTCAATGTCTTTCATAGCAGTTTTTATTAATTTTTAATCACATAGCAAATATAACTATTAAAAGAAGTAAGTCCTAATAAATTTTAGTTAAAAACTATTAAGAATTAGTTTACCTCCTAATTTCAGTCTAAAGCCTTGTTCAATCCATTCTGGCACAGTCTAGAAGTTAAAATCAATAATTCTAGGCTAACCTCTCCAAGTTAATCCTACATTACCTGGTCCAATATCATCAATTACAGTTCCTAAGTTTCGATAAGCCCTATACTATACTTGTGGATCTTTTACAATAGAATATCCTTTATTAGCCATAAGTTTGTCCAGTCTTTTAACAATAGAAGGCCACATATCTTCAGTTACGATTTTCAATTTCCGCTGACTATATACTGGAAATTTCTCTTCATTAGCAATAGCTTCTCCAATTCGTTTAACTTTCTCTACATTAGGAATATGATTCTTTACTCTCTAATAACCATTATAAATAATTTTAACAACCTCATTAGGAGTATTGTTATAAACAGTAGCTTCAGCTCCTTCACCAATCTACTATGCAGAATATTTAGAAATATCACCAAAATTAGTTACTCCTCTTGGAAAGACTGGCCTAGCAGTTTTATAAATCCATTCAATACTTTTTGCTAAACCTTGTCCTAAAATATTAACAGGATTAGTAGGAGAGAAAGTAGAGATCATGGTAAGATTATCAGATAATTTATTAGATTCTTTATCAGGTTTCTAAACCCATTTACCGTTTTCCTATTTCCAACCACTAGTAGCTGCTACAGCAGCATTTTCATTTATAGCAGCACCTAAAGTAGCATTAGTTAACCATTGTAAGAATGGATTAGGTTTATCACCAATTACTTCAACTTCTGGTAATTGTAAAGTTCCTTCAGTTTCATTTCCTTCTTTATCAATAAACCTACTATTTCCATTAGATTTCCATCCTGCTAATTTCTTTCTTTCTCCAGTAGTCATTTGGATATCTTTACCTTTTTGAAATTTAGGTGTTACTTTCATATTAATTCTTCTTTTAATTTATTTATATTATAATTCTCAAAAGCAATTATAAAATAAAACATTAAATAATTCTGTTTATTAAGTTCAACATCTTTCATTTCTTTTATTACCTTTATAGATGGTATTAACCTTTGTTTTCTTAAATCATAATAAATATCGATAGCTTCTTTATATTTATGATTTTGATTTAACCATTTGATTTCTCCTGCATATTTATTTGCGATCTCCTAACTAATTAGCTCCATAATCGCCAACACATGACATTAGCTAATATACAATCTTATTTATCATAGTTAATCCTTCCAATAGCATCTTACTTTGTCTAAAAATACATTTAGATCAGATTTACATAAAAAGCCATTATCAATTTTCGTTAGAATTAATTCCAACAGAGGAAAAAATTCCGACGGGTCCAAGTACACTATAATATTGTCCTGATAATGCATTCCAAATTCTTCTAGGGTGTTTAAAATCTAATATGTCAAAGAATTGTGATTTATATCCATTATTTTGTTTATATTTATTTATTATATTTTCAAATATCTTGTTACCAGGATAATTTTGACCTGGTTTAATTCCCATATTCTTTCCTATCTCTAATAAATTAGTAGCCGCTTCTCCTGGTTTATAAAGATATGATGCTATTGGATCATTTCTTTTTGAAGATTTTATCAACTTATCAGTAAGATATTCATAGAATCTCATTGTAGATTTTAGACTTTGTCTATTAAAAGGATTAGTAGACATACCATAAAATCCTTTATGAAGATTTTCATGAAATGCACTCAATTCAACAGGATCAGCAACATTAATTCCGATCTAATCTTTAGTAGGGGACATATAATCTGGACTAAAACCTCCTTTTTCAGAAGAAGTAGGATTTGAATATAGCCGTAAATTACTAGAAGTTTCGGCTCTTTGTATTGATTTATCAGGATCAAGTTCAAGAAGTTTAAAACCAAGTCTATTTGCTAATTCGTGATTATGTATAGCAGTTTTCTCCCTTATTGATGAACTTAAAAAATTACGAGCATCATCTCTTCCTTGAACGTATGCCTTTAATACCATATTAGTATTAATACTTCCATCAGGATTAAAATAGGACTAAAAATTAGAAAAATCATTATTTTTAACCAGACTCTAAAATGTAGGCTGTTTCAGTAAAGAAATTCCTTTGCCTATTCCTTTTAAAGCAATTGGAGTGAATAAATCTATAGCTAAATTACCAACTTCATCTCCCATACCTTCTCCAGACATTACATTTTCTGTATAAGATTTTCCATTATTATTAAATATAGGTCCTGCATAAGTAGAAGGAAGAGTTAATTTAACCATTGCCTCTATACCTTTAGCTCCTTCTTCTCTTACTTTCTAATCCTAATATTGCTTATGTTTTATATCTGCTGTTTTCTAATCTACTTTCTTCTAATAACTGGATCTTGTGTCTGCCTAAACTTGTTCATTTTTAGGTTTAACTAGAACTTTTCTGCCTCTAATATTAATAAAATGTTCTCCAGGTTTTAACTTATATTTTATTTTTGGAAACACCTATGGACGAACCACAGAAGTACTAACATTAGGTTCAACTCACGATAACTAACCATTAATTAACTTATATGGCATAATTCAACATTTTGGTTCTTTTGGAAATGAATATCACTCTATATCATTGGTGTATGATCAAAATCTATTTCTTTTGCGTATTTATTATAACAATATTTATTATTTTTAACAACAATTCCAACATCTTTTAATAATTTATCAATATCTTTAACATAAGAATTATTCATATTATAAGTATTAATAAGAGTTCCATTTTTAAATATATTAACTTCTATTAGATAAGTGTTTTGGGGAATAGTTTCAATAGTAAATGGACAATGCTATTTTTCGTCTGAATAGATATTTAAAATTATTTTAGAAGGCTCATTTACTATTTGCATATATACCTATTGATGGGATTAATACTTTATAGATATTAGAGATGTTGGAATTAAAATCCCCATTGTTTCCTAACAACGATTTTCTTTTAACATTTTTTCCAATAACTATATTATCTGCGGTCATTGTTCTTTTTAAATAATCTACATAGGTTTCTTTAGAATGTCCTGGAATATAATATTTAGAAGATTTTTCTGAAAATCTATAAGGTCCAGGATCAACAACGTTTTTAATTTCTAAAACATTATCTGGAGTTAAATTATCGTATGAAAAAGTATTTGTATCATAAAGTTCTCCATTTCCATACCTATCATAAACAGATTTCCATAAAGATCCTTTTGCATCTATATTTTTATCTGCGTCTTTAGTGATAATAGGAAAAATTCCTACATCTGAGTTAGTGTAACTTCTAGCAACAGTTGGCTTGGAAGTTCCCCAAATAACTCCATTATGTAGTTCAGATACATTTTGAGAATTATTTCCGTGAAACCAAATACGTTTAGGTTTAATATCTTGCATCTAAACCCAACTTCTAGGATCTCCTTGCCAAATACTACCATCAGGCATTTTAAGCCAAGTTCCGTTAGCTTTTGCTTCTTCTTCTATTTTTAAATAAGTAGGTATATGTGATTCTAAGGCTTTTATGTCCTATTCATCATAAACTTTATCATGTCTGGTTTTAAACCAGCTTTCAGGAGACCAATCTAATTCTGATTTAAATTTAGATTTAAATTGTGGAACATCACCAACTGTTCCTATAGGTTTTTCTAAAGTAACTTCTCCTGTTAATTGATTAGGTCTATTAGCAAATAAATTTCTAGCATTTACAGCTTTTATTCCTTTTCCAGGATTAGTTAAATCAGTCCTTGGTATTCCTAATTTTCCCTATAGCCATATACCATGTGGATTAGCACCTTCATTAACTACATCCCAACGATTCTAAAAATATAACTAAGGAATTTCTTCATTAATAGCATGGGTAACTTTAAATGTTTGTTTAGGCATCTGACCTACATTTAATAATGGATAAGAATTAGGTAATTGAGTTCTTGCAATTTGCTCACTTAATGCATCTCCAACTAAAGTAGTTGCTGCTTGCCTATTACCCAAAGCTGCAGCACCTCTTAATAAACCATATCTTACTAAAGGTATTGCCTTACCAATACCAGTATTAGCAACTACAAACTCGCCTACTGGATCTACTCCTCCAACACTATCCTCACTAGGAGCCATCTATTCTACATAATTATTATGGAATGTTCCTGATGAATCCACAGTTATTATAGGTACATTAACTTTCTTCTTTATTCTTTCATCACTATGATTTCTTCTCTTAGCATCAGTCTGATCAAATTTAGCCTATCTAGCTGAATGTATCTTTAATGCAGCTTTGTTATATTTTCTTTGTTCGGATTTCTTCTCTTCTGGTGAATTTGGTAAATTAGTTCTAAATTCTCCAGTCTTAATGTTTAGATAACCATACTCACCGTTAATTCCTCGACTCCTTATCCATTCTCCCATCTTTCTTCCAGATTCCAGTAATTGAATCAATTCCAAGTAAAGCACATACAGCATATATAAAAGTTTCCGTAATAATAGGAGCTTCTATACCCATTAAAGTACAATATATAAGTATTCCTATTATTACTATAAAACCCAGTACACCGCATACTCTTTTACTACTAAACCCAGAATGAGCAGTTACCATTAATTTAAAGTATTCTATTATCTTTTTCATATTTTAACTCGTCTTTTATATAATTGTTTATTTTTTATATCCAAGCTTCCTCCATGTAATTTACGATGACAGTTGGCACATAATAAACAAGTTTTATTCATCTCTTTAATAATGTCTTCTTCAGATATTCCGCGTCTAAGACGATGAGATAAAGAAAATAATTTATCATTAGGAAATATGTGATGAAATTCCAAACAACAAGGATCGGATTCACCACATATTACACACTAATGAGTTTGTTTATACTGTTTTAATAATTTTGTTGGATTCATAAGCATTTAAGCCAAGAATACTTTTTTCTTGATTGAATATAATCCAAATTATTTTCATTGTCATAAGCTTCTACTTCAAAACTTATATTCTTATAAGCTTGAGTAAAATTAAAACAATATATCCATCTTATTAAAAATTCTAGTATATACCAGATTAAAAAGAATATAACAAGCATTTCTTTTTCTTGCTGCCAATGTATAGCTTCATGATTAATATCCACATCATTTAGTTTTGCATTTGGTCTAGCAAAGATAAACGGACCAATAGTCATAGCTTTATATCCTTGTAATAACCAATTAGTTCTAATTATTTTCATACTATTAATAGAATAATTATTATTTGTATTATTTGACCTATTAATCCTCCTAATATGGTTGCTATAAAATCTAACCAATCCCATTTATTGCCATATTGTTTATCTTTAAATTCCATTCCACCTGCGACTCCAAGTGTGCATAATATTGTAAATACTAAGCCTATTGGAATTGCATATAAAAAATGTTTCATTCGATTACTTTCAGTTATCCAACTCATGCTATATTATTATCAATTATATTATTACTTAAAGCTAGGGGTTGTAAACCTTGTTGACTTCTATAATAGTTTATTCTCTTCTTAACTCCTGGTCTTGTTTTTAATAGTTCATTCTTATAATTAGGATTTTCTGAATTATACTTGTACTTAGGAGTTATCTAAATACTTCTATAATAATCATTAAAGTTCTTACTCTTTAAAGAATCTGGGTACATCCTACTATGCCAGTCAAGAATGTGTTTAGCCCAATCTTCTGCTGTCTTATATTTCTTGTTATCACCAGTACTATAACCAGTCCAACCTTTTTCTGCGATCTTCTGATTAGTTATATCTAATGCAGATTGCGGATCAATACCCTAATCTACTAGACTCTAATATATTTCAGTTACATGATTATACTAATTCTTATTTCCTATAGGCACCTCATTCTATATCTTTGTACCTTTCTATGCTTTTAGAGCATATTTAATTCTACGTGGCAAATTAGCATAATCTTTATGTGGTCTTTCAAATTCATTCATAAATACTTTAGTGGCTTCTTCTACGGAAGTAGTTTCTTTTAATGCAGATAAAGCTTTACTATGCGTATTATTCAACTCCCACCACAGATAATCTAATTGATCTTGTTTACTCGGATTAGTTCCATACATCTAAAATAATTTAGTTTTTCTTTCTCCAGTCCACTGTGCTAAACCATATGAATTGTGACCATCTCTAGATTTAGCATTGATATTTCCTCCACTTTCCTACATTAAATTTCCATAAATACCTTTAGCCTAATTTAAAGTTAATCCTTTATTTACAAAGTAATTAATTATATCATTATTAGAAGTATTAGAAGTAGTTTCTTCAACTTTAGGTTTAGAATAAGTTCCGAATTGTACTTCCTATTCAAATATAGGAGTTTTCATATCACTGATCAAAGAAGATGGATTAGAAACATCATATAATTTATCATCTTCAGTTTGTTTAATACTTGGAACATAATCATTAGGAATAATATCTGGAGTATCTGTCATGTTGTATGTTGCAAAAAATTCTTTATACATGATTAAAGTGTCTAGCGTTATCAGCAAACACAGCTCTCTTTCTTACAGCTGGGTCACTACTATTTTTTCCTTTCTAAATACATTCTTGAGTTACTTTTCCTCCACAGTAGTCAGTAAACTTACCTCTATTTGCTTTCTTTATTTTAATCTTATGCCCCTTCTTAAATCTTTCAATTACATCGTTCTAATTTTCTTTTTTAAACTATCCTTCTACTTTCAATCCCTATAAGAAAGAAAGGAGTTCGTTAGAAGTTTGCATTTTAAATGACTTCATTTATTCTATTATTTTTGGTTATTAATATTTCATTTGAATATTCAAATTTAATCATTATATTTGTAATATTAAAATTAATTATACTTTAATTAAAATAATAGAGATAGGAGATTAGTTCTGCCCATGCAATCTATATGAAATTATATCAAACAAACGTATTGATAATCATGGATTATGCATAGAAACTGAACACAAGATTACTAATTGCCGTGATTCTAACAATTGTTGGCAGTAGTCTTCTTATTGCTGGATTTATTGTTCCACCTCTAGGAATAATTGACAGTTCAGTCTTAGTAGCCTTTGGAGAAACTTCAACCTTCATTGCAGCTCTACTAGGAATAGATTATAATTATAAATATTAGATGTATAAACACGAGTTGTAGCATAAGTCTAGATAATAGTAAATGAATTAATGTAAAATAAAGTATATATGCAAATTGATAAACAATATGGTGATGTGGCGTTCTGTGATTCAACTCATACTTATTGGAATGTAAATGATGATAAGAAATATATTTCAGTAACGACTCTTATTGATAAATATACTCAGCCATTTGATAGGGAGTTCTGGAGTGCTTACAAGGCATTAGAGAAATTAATACCTAAGGAAAGTTGGGCTATTGAAAAGAAGTCATTACTACATACTAAAAGATTTAATAAAGAGATATTATCAACATATAATATTAGTGAGTTGGATTTTAATAAGACCCAACAGGATATTTTAGATGCATGGGCAGAGGAAAACAAAAAATCCTGTGAGCGAGGTACTAAAATTCATTCGGATATTGAAAACTCTTTTTATAAAAACCCTCATAATATCGATCTTCAAAAGTTTGGTATAGGAGGTAAATTTGAGTGTAAAAAGAGTTATCCAGAATTAGATATGGAATATGGAGTATATCCAGAATACTTAATAAGTAGAATTTCCGATGATGGAGTGCTTAGATTAGCTGGACAAATTGACTTAATCGTTAAACAAGGTAATGAAATAACTATAATAGATCATAAGAGTAATAAAAAAATTGAAATGAAAGGCGGTTTTGATTCATCTACTAGATCTACAGCTAAGATGAAATACCCTTTGAATAACCTTGAAGACGCAAATTTCTGGCATTATTCACTCCAGCTATCTACTTATGCATGGATGTTACAAAAAATTAATCCTAACTTTGTTATTAAGGATTTAATTTTAAATCACTATGATCATCAAGGCAATAATACTTTATATCATTGTGAATATTTAAAAGAAGATGTGAAGAGAATGTTGTGGGACTATAAGAAAAGACTTATTATAGAACAACAAAGAGAAAAACGTAAAAGAATAGAGTATTAATTATTTTTATTGAGCATTATTTAACCCATTTTAGAGGTTATATGTTAACACCTATTTTTATAAATACTCTGTTCTTTTCTTTCAATTAGTCTTGAATTATGAATACAGCAGCTCAAATTGTGAAAGGTTATACTAACTTAATTCTTAATAATAAAGAAGAGTTAAGTAAAAACAGACTAAAGATATGCTATAGTTGTCCTCTTTATTCTAGTAAACTAGGAGGTATGTGTAATAATAGATTATGGTATAATGTTAATACAGGTGATGTTTCGACTACTGAAAAGCTAGGCTATAAACGTGGTTGTGGATGTAAGCTTTCCGCTAAGACTAGAGTTCCAGAAGCGCATTGCCCAGTGAATAAATGGTAATATGGCAAAAGAAGTAAGACTTAACTTAACCGAGAGTGAAAAACTTGGTTTACAAAATGATTTAAATGTACAGAGTTTTAAAGGCGACTCTATTGAGAAATTAGTAGAAAAAGAAAATGCTAGAAAGTTTAATAACGAATTAGAAACATTGCAGGCTAAGTTAGAAGAGAAAAATCAAGAACTTACTACAGCGCAAGAAGATATTGGTTATGATGTTGCACAAGCATCTATTAAACCGATGTTTTCTAAAATTCTAATTAAACCTTTCAAGGTAAATCCTTTCCAAAAATTAAAAATAGAAGGAGGTATTATAGTAGATACTGGTGGTTATAGTCCTCATACTCAAAGGAATCCACAAACAGGTAGATTTGAAGAGCAGGAGCAGTATATTAGTACTGCTGCAGTTATAGAGGTTGGACCTGAAGTTAAGTATTTAAAAGAAGGAGACGTAGTATATTATCAAAAACATACAGCTCTACCTGTTCCTTTCTTAAAAGCAGGTCTTTATGTAATACCAGAAGGAGCTATTCTAGCAGTTGTTAATGAAGGATTAGAAGAACGATTTGAAAAAGTAAAGAATGATTGATGTATATTTTAACCCAGGTGATGTTGTTTAGTTAAAGAAGGATATCCCTAATAAACCTATTATGATGGTTATTAAAAAGGAAACTTCCTTATTTAAACATGATGAAAAGAGGATGCAAGATAAAAAACCAATTTTAATAGGAATTAGATGTAGATGGTTTACTACAACTGGTGAATTGTAGGAAGCTATATTTAATACTAAGGATATTGAATTAGTAAAATGAACGAACAAGAATTACAACAGCAAATAGTACAGCTAGTGCAAGCTGCCATGCAAGGAGACTAGAAAGCACAACAAGCAATACAACAAGTTATGCAAGCTGCTCAACAAGGTGATGAGTAGGCAGTTCAAATTGCTCAAATGATTCAATCTGTTGCACAACAAATGCAATCTCAACAAACTTAGATGGCTAAAAAAGGTGCTAAACTTGCTTACATTAAAAAATTGCGTGGTATTTGTCCTGAAGGATATGAAATGCAATATTATAAAGCAGGTGGACAACTATGTAAGAAATGTATGAAGAAAGCACAAGAAGGAGGCTCTGTTAACGGAGATCCTGTAGAAGAGTTTAAAAAAGGACATAAACTGAAAAAAGATTGTGGAGGAGCTAAAGTAAAGTTTCAAGGTGGTAGTAAAATCAATGCTAATGATACTATCCATGTTGGAAAGAAAATTTATAATCTTAGTGACAAGAAAACTCCTTATAAGAAAATGACTCCTAACGACTATCATAAATTAAGTAACTCTGATAGGAATCGGGTTGATGAAAAAGACTTGGATAGTGGACGTTCTGTAAATGATGGAGGACCTGATAATCCAGTTAATAAGAAATGGACTCCTAAGAAAAAGTAATCTCTAATAGATATATTATAGATGAACCAATGAATTAATGGTTGATGATATAGGATATATTTGTTTATAATAATCAACTTAATAGAGTTGAGTTAAACACTCCAGAAATCTTACTTATAAAAGAATTTGCAGACTTAAATACTCCTGCAAGAAATAAGTGTAAAGAAGATAAAACTGGAGTTATGGGTCTTAGAGCTTTTCGAGAGTTTACTTACATTTGGCTAGCTTTATCTTGGAAATCGATTTATGCTGATTATGATGAATAGGACAGACATGAAGCAGCATTAAAAGACGCTTCTTTAACAGAAGAAGAATTTAATGATCCCACTTTTAGAGCTGCTTGTCGTAAATTCAGGGAAATACAAGAATCTAATAAGTCTATTAAATTACTTAATGCTGCAAAAGAAATGGTTGATAAGTTTATTGATTATTTCCAAACAGCTGATCCACTTGAACGTGATGAAGTGACTGGTAAACCTATTTATAAAGTTAGGGATATTCAAGCTGAATTAAAAAATTTAATAGATGTACATGAAACTATGGTTACTTTAGAAGCACAAGTTAAAAAACAATTGGAAGCTAAATCTTCTCTTCGTGGCGGCGTTTCTGAAGACTTTGATCCTGGAGAATTTTAATTATGACTGAAATTGTTAAGAAAAAACGTGGTCGCCCAAAGAAAGTTAAACTTCCAGAGGAAATTAAAACTCTTGTTGATGAAACTACTAAGTTATCTAGTCCTCCTTCTGAAGAAAAAACAGAAGAGATAAAAGAAGAAAAAAGAAAGGGTGATTGGGACATTCCTATTACTGAAGAAATTAAATTTTTTGATAAGGATTTATCTTATGAACTAACTGGGTATCGACCAATTAATTAGTATAAAGGATTAGACTTTGATCCAGATTGGTTTACAGAAACAAGAGACACTTTTATCAGAACAGGCAAATATTGTTCTTATCTGTCTGGAAGTAAAGCTTCTAGAGACTTTTGGATTGAATAGTATAAACGATGTAAATATGGTATGACAGTTAACGGATATACTATTACTGGTGATCATTATTATTTCTTAAATTTTTATCAATTAAAAGACTTAGTTAATGTATCTGAAGGTGGTGCAGGACGTAATACTATATTTCCTAATTTTCTTGAAGGATAGTATGAGTGGTTTCATTATCTATAGATGGCTAAGAAATTACGTTTAAATGCATGTATGATGAAGGCTAGAGCTGCAGGATATTCAGAAATTGAAGCCGCCATTCTTGCTAAAAGTTATACAGTAATTCGGGAATCTGTAAATGTAGCCTGTGCTTTTGCTTCTACACAATTAGATAAACTACTTGAAAAGGTTTATGCTAATATCGCGTTTTTAGATGATAATGCTCCAGGATTTCGACATGGTAGAATAATCGATTCTTAGTATTTAAAAAAAGCAGGACAATATAAAATGCTTAATGGAGTTAAAACTCCTACAGGTTGGTTATCATAGATTCAAGGAATTGTGGTAGATAAACCTGGTAAACTAAGAGGTGATCGTACTGATATACTAATGTATGAAGAGTGTGGATTATGGCCTGGTTTTACTAAAGCTTACACTCAATCTGATGCCCTTGTAGGATAGATTGGATATTAGTGGGGGATCCGCCTTGCTGGTGGCACTGGAGGTGAATCTGGGGCAGCCATGGAAGGATTACGTAATATGTATTATAATCCCACAATATTTGGAGTTTTACCATTTAGACACAATTATACTTAGACTGGAGAAATTGCTATTACATCTTTCTTTTTACCTGCTTTTAAAACAATAAAAGAAACTAAGTTACTTGATCATAGAGGATTTATATCTGAAGAAGAGGGACGTAAATATTTTGATAGAACCAGGGCATTAAAGGCTTCTAATCCTCAAGAGTTAGTAGTTTATTGTGCTGAATTTTGCTATAATGGTGAAGAAGCTTTCTCTCTCGAAGGTGATAACAAATTTAATAAAGTAAACATAGCAGAATAGCTTACAAGAATAAGAGCTTTAAAGCAATGCCCTCCGATTGAAACAGGATTCTTAGAATATCTTTATAAAGACGGCAAGCATACCCAAGAGAATGTAACAGGATTTAAATGGATTCCCAATTAGAATGGAAAAATTAAAATTCTTGAACATCCTATATGGACTCTTCCTCCGAAAAAGGATGAAGATGGCAAAGTAATTTGGAATCCTCCTGCTGAAAAGATTAGAAACCTGTATGTAATAGGAATTGACGGAATTGACATTGGTGCAGCTCAAACTTCTGAATATACTAAAGACCCTTCTGATTTTTGTTTAGTAGTATATAGGAGAGTTTATGGATTACAAGAACCTTAGTTTGTAGCTATTTATAAGGATAGACCTAATGATATAAGAGAGTGTTATAAGATAGCTATTAAATTAGCTCAATATTATAATGCAGTAATTAATATAGAGGCTACTAGATAGAGTATTATTCCTTATGCTAGAGAGCGCAAACTTCTTAATTTATTTATGCGTCGCCCTCGTGCTACTCTTACTGATGCAACTAGAAATACTAATAAACAATATGGAACACCTGCTACAGCAGCTATTATTGATCATCAAACAGACTTAATTGCAGATTATGTAAATGACTATTGTCATCTTATATGGTTTGATGAAATGCTTGATGAACTTAATAGATATACTGATGAAAACAAACGAAAGTTTGATATTGTGGCAGCTGTAGCTATGGCACTTTTAGCTGATGAAGAATTACAAGGTTAGATTCCTAAGTTAGTAGAAAATAGAGTTGATAATTGGCAAGATATTGGTTATTATACTGACGCGCAAGGAAGAAGAAGATATGGAGTAATACCTAAATTAGACAATTAGATTATTATTAATAATAATTTTGGATAGTTATATGACAACTACGGAATTAGAACAAGTGATTCACGAGTATATTCAAGATATATATAAAAAGAAATATATCGGATCTTTAAAAGTATTTAAACTTAATCCTATTGGGTATAAAATAGAATTAGGATTAGCTACCCCTGATTAGCCTATGGTGATATATGCTGAAATGGAAGATTCAAAATTCTTAAAATTCTTACGATAGGAATTAAAAGGTCGTCAATTTCATCTAGTAGAATTTGGATAGCTCCAATTACGAGAACCGTATGATTGTAACCCAAGAAATACTGCTTGTGGATGTCAAAAGAAGAATTAATAGAAAAAACCGATAAGGCAATAAATGAACTAGTCTATGCAAAATATGATCTACAAAAAGCATATAACTATTATAATGGTATAAGAGATGCAGACTAGTTCAGATACCTTGAAGAAGTTTATGGTACTAATACTCCTACAACCATACATTTTACTCCTCTTATTAAAAAACATATTGATGCTTTAATAGGAGAGTATCTTGGCACTCCAATAATTCCTAAGATATTTTGTAAGGATAGTGATACTGTAAATAATATAGATCGAGAAAAACAATTAAAGATTGCTTCTGAACTACATGATTATTTAATAGGTCATCTTAAAAATTCTATCCTCAATTTTATAGATGGTAAGAATATAAATGATGGTTTAGTAGAACAATAGCTATCAAGAATTGTAGAAGATATTAATAATACTTTTGAATCAGAATATGAGATTGCAGCTTAGAATGTTATTGAGTATATAATGCAATCTCGTGATACTGATATAATGACTGTTCTTAGAGATTTACTTTTAGATCTCTTAATCACAGGATATGCTTTTTATAGAGTAAAACCTACTGTAGAAAACGATAACATTAAAATAGAAGCATTAAATCCTCTTAATACTTTTATTGATAGAAACTACGAATCTCCATACATTAAAAACTCATATCGAGCTGTTGTCAGGAGCTGGATGACTAAAAATCAAATCCTTAATGAATATGGTAAAGAAATGAGTAGAGATGATCGTAAGCTATTAGACGAAAAATGGGATTCTGTATATGAAAACGCTATGTATTACGTTAGGTTAGGAAGTACTAACGGTATTCCTAATACTGACGGATTACAAGCAGGGATTGAAGTAACTCCTGGTTATCCCGATTGTAAAGATTATGGATTATCACATGAGTTGATTCCTGTTTATGAAGTCGAATGGATAGAAACAGATAAAGACTTTGTAATGTAGCGTTATAAGACTATTAGAATTGGCGAAGAAATCTATATTCTTAGAGGTCTTGACAAAGAGGTAATGAGAAGTAAGTCCAACCCATCTTATTGTGGTCTTACAGTTAATGGGATTTATTTTCTTAACCGTGGTACTAAACCATACTCAATGGTGCTAGCTTGCGCACATTTATAGGACTAGTATGACCTCTTATTGTTCTATCGTGATAATTTAATTGCTAACAGTGGTACAGTAGGTGATTGGATTGATTTAACGTTAATTCCTTCCGAATTAGGAGTTACACTTCCAGAGAGACTAGTTAAGTGGCAAGCATTAAAAAAGCAAGGATATGGTGTCTTGGATTCCTCACAAGAAGGTAGACTTGCTAGTGGGTCAGCTCCACTTAATACTATCTTTAATGGATTTGATGATACTGTAAAAGCTCAAGCTGTTCAAGCTATTCAGATAGCAATTGATGCTGTTGAATAGACGTGCTCTTCAATTACTGGTGTCTTTAGAGAACGTCTTAATGGCATTGAACAAAGGGATGCAGTTACTAATGTTAAAATAGGACAAAATAATTCATTTATAATTACTAAATAGTACTATCATTAGATGGACTTAATTGTAAATGAAATGCTGCTGGATTGTTTAAACTTAGCTAAAGTAGTTTATAAGAATGGTTTAACAGGAACTATTATACTTGGTGATAAATACTAGAAAGTATTTACAGCAAGACCAGAATATTTCACTTTAACTGATTATGATGTTCGAATCCTCACGAGCACTGATGTAGTTAAAGATTTAGAATAGATTAGAAGTATTATTCCAGAATTTGTAAAAGCTGGAGGACTTCCACCTGATATAGTTCTTGAAGCGATGACTAGTAAGAGTATTCCAGATCTTAAATATAAGGTTAAAAGAGCTATGAAAATCTAGAAAGAAGAAAATAACTAGATTTAGCAACTTACTCAATAGTCCGAATAGCTCCAAGAACAGTTGAAGTAGGCTTAGTCTGAATTATAGAAGGCACAAAAGAAAATTGAATCTCTGAATCAATCGAAATTACAACTTGAACAAGAAGATATGAAGGCTAAGTATTAGATTGCATGGTACGAAGCTCAAACTGATAGAACATATAAAGAAGCTACTACTGCTGAACAAAAGCGTAGAACAGAAGTTGAAATACTTTAGTTATCAGATGGAAATCCATACAACGATAAAATACGTCAAATAGATTAATGGAATTAAAAATAAATATGACTCACTGTACGGCCTGTGATGATTGTAAAGTTACAGTAATAGATACCAGTGAGTATTTGGATGAAGAATTTACTAGCACGGTAAAAGGTAAATTTAAGTTTTCGGAAACAGCTTCGATTGACGTTTTATAGCTTAACAAGACTTCTGAAACTCTTTATCTAAACCCAACTTATACTGATCATACCTCTACTAAAGAAGCTGAATTAAAAATTTCATAGGATGGGTGGTATAGTTTAGTTCATTTAGTATTACCTACTAAAGAATGGTTTGATAAAGAATTAGCAAAAACGGAGGGTTCTGCTATTGGATTGTATTCAATAGTTTATTTCGTAGAAGGAGAACATATATATAAATATATAAACAATGTTACTAGTGAAGTTACTCCGCAAGAAATAATAGAAGTTAACGAAACCGATACTACTATATCAAAAACTTCAAAAGACTTTGTTTCAATTTGTTAGTTAAGAAAATGTTATATAAATTTGTGCTAGTAGATTTTTAACAGCAGAGGAATGAGCTCTTGTTGGAATAAAAGTAATGTAGATTCCGAATTGATCTTTAAAAGAGATATGGCATGGATGGCGATCAATGTTATAAAATACTTAGTAGAATGTAACTAGATGGCTGAAGCTGAAAGAATTATAGAAACAATTACGTCATGTAATGGATTATGTAGTTCTTCTAATACAAAAACTAGTGGAAATGGATGTGGATGCTCTAATTAAATTGAAGTTAAAGGTGTCTGATGAGTTCTTCAAACTACTTTGCTAGGTTAGAAAAGGATATAGACCTGATTATGAGTTTATATTAGAAGAAATTTCTTTTATAGAATTAATAGAGAACAAAGAGATAGATGATAAATTATCTTTAACTGCTTTGCAGTATTACTTAAATAATCAATGGCAGATACTACAATCTTAACTCCTGGATGTGATAATGAAGAGGTAACAACTATGACTGTTGATGATACTATAGAGTATTTACAACATGATAACTTCTTATCAGAGTTTGATACTGAAGATGAAAAATCCGTATCTAGAGAAAATTTAGGAGTTTATCCTAAAACAGCTGTTTATACTAAAGATGAAACAGATTCAAATATCTCAAAAGCTGTTTCAACTGTATTAAACGAACATTTAGCAGTTGAGGACCCTCATGGAACTCTTAGTGCTGCAAAAGAGTTAATGGATGGTATGGTAAAGGATGATGGCACAACCCCATTTAAAGCACCCCAAACAGGTGTAGATCCTACTGCCGATAATCATTTAACTACTAAGAAGTTTGTAGAAAAACTAATTGAAAAACACACAAAATTAGTTGGAGAAGACGATCCTCACTAGATATTACCAGAGGTACTTTCTATGTTAGAGAAATATGTTAAATCTTCTGACATATATTCTAAAACTCAATTATATACATAGAAAGAAATAGATAATTTACTTAAAGCATTTGTTAAAAAAGATGGCAGTACTCCATTTACAATAGCATAGATTGGATCTGATCCAACTGTTGACAGTCACTTAGCTACTAAACGATATGTAGATAAAACTCTCTATGCCCACTTAGTAGATGTCGATCCTCATGGATTTTTAACTATCTTAAACCAACGTTTAGCATCTTACGCTAAAATTACAAGTGTTTATGATAAGACTCAAACATATAGTAGAACTCAAATAGATTCATTGATTAATAAATGGGTAAATGAAGCTATTGATTCAGCTATTCAATCTTACCAAGAAGAAATTGATGATAGATTTGAGGATATTAAAAATGAAAAATATGTAAAACAAGATGGGTCTGTTCCATTTAAAAACCCACAATCTGGAGTTGATGCAGTAGAAGAGGATTAGTTAGTTACTTTACGTCAATTAACTATTCAATCTAATGACTTAATTAAATAGATTGAAGATAAGGAATGTACATGGAAAACATCTGGTCCTGTCGAAACAACTGTTGGATTTGTAGAAGAAGATACTCAATTACAAGAATATTTAACTTTACAAGAAGTATGTGATGCTATTTTCTATGGAAAACGTGTTGAATTAACTATTCCAGAATGGGTTATGATTAATGGAACAGGAGAAATTACTGTTTGTATTCATGGTTCAACAGGTGAAATTGCATTAATTCAACTTTATTAGGACGATAAAGTGATATATACTTGGGAAGGTGATTCTATTAAAGAAACTTTTGCAGATGGGTGTACTACTGTAGATAGTGATGCAATTACTTCTGATGCTACCATTAAAGTAGTAGTAACTTACACTAATGGTACAACACATGAAGATACTCAAACGATAAAATGTTCTATGCCTGTATTTGTTGGATTACTTCCTAAATGGAAAACTGCTAATACCATTACTATGGATTATCTTAAAGAGCTTCAAACTCAAGATACTGAGGGTACACAAAATAGATTTATTGAATGTGGTCCAGATGTTACTTCAATTAATTTCAAGTATGTGTTTGAAGATGTAGATTTAAGACATCCGTTTGTAGTACTTCCACAATCTTATCCAGACTTAGAATCTTTAGTTACTAAATCACAAAGATTTGGTGTTGACGCATTTGATGTTATTGATGGTATTCCACTACAAATATGGAATGCATCTACTGAATCTGAGGACAGTGTTATATTTAAGATATATGTTTATAAATAGGCACTTGCTAGCATGAACTAGGAAGTTACCTTTAATTTTGTAAGTGAATGAGTCAATATAGTGAAACAATAGGTAGCTTCAGTAGGACTGGTAATTACCCCCTTGAAGCGAATTATATATTCTCCACTGAATCCGAACTAAAAGCCTTCTATGAAGAGCCTTTAAATAAAGTAACTTTACATAAAGGCTTATTAAAAGTAGTTGAGCAGGATGAAGATGGAAATCAAGCGTTATATTGGGTTACTGAAAATGAAGGTAACTTAAGTTTTCAGAAGCTAATAACACTCGTAGATATTGAATCTGCCAATGAATAGATTGATGATTTAATTGAATCTCTTAATCAAGAAATTGAAGAGAGAAAAGCTAAAGATGAGGAATTACTTGGAACAGATGATCTAACTACAATTCCTGGTAATTATGATAGTATTTATGATTTAGCAGAAGCTCTTGTTGAGTTACAACAGAATAGTGACGTTTCAGAAGAACTTAAAGCAGCTGATGCATTATTAAAGAAAGAACTACAAGCTACAGTAGGAACAGAAGAGAATGATATTGTTGAGTATTTAAAAACATTAGATTATCCAAGTCTCACTAAAGTATCTGAGGACTTACATAAATTCCTTAATACAATAGATGATACAGATACATCTATTAATACTCTTCCAGAACTTCAGAAGTTCTTAGAAGGGTATGAATATACTCATCCACTTTCAGAAGTATTTACTGATTTTTGGAATAAAATCGCAGGTGATCCACTGCCTACTACATAGTTTAGCACTTTAAGAGGAATACAAGATTTTGTAGAAACTCTTGCATCTGTTACTACTAATAGAGACAATAATTTACAGACAGAAATAAATCAAACACAAGTAGGTGTTGGTTTAAATAGTGATGGTTCTTATAGTGCAGACAAAGAAACTCATTATTTACAAGATGCTACTTCTGTTATGAATGCTCTAAAAACCTTAGATGCTTTAATTTATACAGCAATTCAAGAATATGTATTAGAAGCATCTAATAAAGATATAGTTCCTCTTGAAGTAGTAAAAACATCTAATGGCTATACTATTGGTGCTAAATTATCTTTATCCAATACTACAGGTAATCAACTTTTAAAGAAAGATGATGGTTTATATTATTCTACCACATTAGATTACTCGAAAGGTGTAATTACTTTAAAAGTTAATGATAATATAATAGCTCAATATGATTTAAATATATCTTCGGTAGTTAAAGATGCTTATTATAGTTCAGATACAGAGGAATTAGTATTAACATTTAATACTGCAGATGGAACTGGACAAACAATCCGAATTCCAGTTGCTGCTTTAATAACAGAGTGGGAAGTTGATAATTCTGGTCCAAGTAAAGTAGTCGAATTAACTAGAACTAGATCAGTTAGTGGTAGTGATACATTATCTGGAGATGTTAGAATTTCAACTAACACAGATAATATATTAGAAAAAGATGGGAACACTTTATTGGTAAAAGGTACTTCTGATAATTTAACCCATAACGGACAATCTCTTGAAACATATTTAACTAATTTAGAAAGTACTGCTAACACTCTTTCTACTAACTTAAATGCAGAAATTAATAGAGCTACTACTAAAGAAACTGAACTTGAAAATAAAATTTCTTTAGAAGAAGTTAGGGCTGCTAAAGCAGAAGAGAATATTCAAAGTTAGTTAGATTCAGCGGTTGAACGTATAAGTGCTACTGAAACAGCAATTACTAATGAAGTAGATAGAGCTAAAGAATCTGAATAGAGTATCAAAGATTCAGTAACTAAGGTTTCCAATGATTTAACTACAGAAGTTAATCGTGCAACAGAAAAGGAAACTTCACTAGAAAAAGAAATTAATGATACTAATACTGCTCTCAATACTTTATCTAATACTGTTACCAATATCTCTAATAGCGTTAGTGAAGCTGGATCAGAAATAAAAGACTTACAAGATGCGTTATCTGAAGAGATAACTCGAGCAAAAACAGCGGAAGAAAAGAATGCAACTGATATAGCTACTAAAGCTCCAATTGATTCTCCTACCTTTACTGGAATACCGCAAGTATAGACTTCTCCAGATATAGATGATGCATCACAAAGAATACCTTCTACAAATTGGGTAACTGAAAAAATTAATAGTATTGTTGCAACCCCTATAGAGGATTTATCAAATCACATTAAGGATTACAACAATCCTCATAAAGTAACTGCAGAATAGCTTAGTGTTTACACTAAATCTGAAGTAGATGATAAGTTAGATGATAAAGCTGATTTAGTTGACGGAAAAGTACTTTCTAGTCAATTACCAGACAGTTTATTAAATTGGATTGAGGTATAATATGGCAGTCATAAAATATAGAGATAAAGATGGAACATTAAAGGAAGTTGGGTGCTATAATATTGCTAAATACGACCTGGCAACTGAAGAAGCAGATGGGTTAATGTCTGCTGAAGATAAGATTAAGCTAGATGCAATGGTATCAGAAGTAACAGATATAACTTCAATAACTAGTGACGAGATAGACGAGATATGCGTGTAAGATTTAGGAATTAAAAGTTTTTTTATTAACATTAAAATTGATATTATGTCGGAACAAAAAGCTTATTTGGACAAGGAGAGCACTGCCTATCTTTGGAGCAAGATTAAGGAGACGTTCAAGCAGAAGGAGGTGGCGGCCACGATCAGCGTGAGTCCGAGCCTGTTTGAGAAGGGCGTTTCCACGAGTGTTAAGGTGAGCTGGACGAGCAAGCTTGACGGGTCGCAGGTTACTCCTGAGAGTTCGTTTGTGACTCAGGGCGATGACGGGAAGATCATCAGCGAGACCGCGAACAGCAGCACCACGGTGACGATCAGCGACACCACGAAGTTCACACACACCACTACGGTGAGCGGAACGAGCAAGTCGGCCACTGCGACGGCGACGGCCGTCTATCCGATGTACTTCGGCAGCAGCGCGAACTCGACTTTGACGAGTGACAACGTGTTGGCGATGACGAAGCAGGCGATAAAGAGCAGTCCAGCTGGCAGCTACTCCGTGGCTGTGTCGGCGAGCCAGTACATGTGGCTCTGCGTGCCGAGCACAATGACCATCAACAAGGTGACTTCGAGCGGCTTTGACGTGCCTCTTGAGGCTGCGGCCACGGTTAGCGTGACGGGCAAGATTACGTACAAGTGCTACCGCAGCTCATCGACCTACGTGGCTGGCACCGTGAACATTGTAATATCTTAAATTAGGAGGAAAAGAATTATGGCGAACATTAAGGAGACACTTAGGAACAAGATTGGAGATGACAGGCTGATACACTTCGGCATGGGCTGCGTGATAGCCGTCGTCATAGCGATACCGTTCATGCTGAGGGCTGCGGTTGAGACTGGCGCGGACATGGTGATAAGCACGGGCTTGGGCGTGGGCTTCGCCGCTTTCGGCGGCCTTGTGAGCGAGGCTTTTGACGAGAAGTTTGACTGGGCTGACGTTTTGGCCACCGTTCTTGGCGGCTGCCTCGTGACCTTGGCCACTCTGTTCGGTCTGTTGGTGCGTTGAACCTTTTAAATTGTGAAGAGACATAGCAGACATCAACATATACGGAAGACTGTGGAATCAGACCACAGACGGTGAGATAGTGAGCGCGGCCCAGGTGAAGGACGCGGACTACAGCGGCGGCAGCATGTTCCAGCACGCCATCAACGAGGCCCTTTTAAAGAAGGTGAACTCTATAGAGTCGGCGGCTTCGGGCATAACGTGGGACACGCTTGACGTGCCTGATATAGTGAAGACCCTCGTGTCAGACGGGGACTACGTTTCGGACGTGGGGGTTGAAGGCAACAACCTAAACGTAAACTACGGTGTAAGTGGGTCAACCACAGTGAACGTGAAGACCATCAACGGCAGTTCGATATTCGGCACTGGCGACATAACGATAGACCTCACCTTGTACAAGGTGGTTACAAGCCTGCCCACGTCAAGCATCGACTCGAACAAGATTTACCTTGTTGTGAGCGACACTCAGGGCACGAACAACAAGTACACGGAGTACATCTACGTGAACTCCGCTTGGGAGAAGATAGGCGAGTACACGGCGAGCGTGGACCTGTCGGCCTACATGAAGACGGCCACGGCGAACTCTACGTTCGTGAAGAGCCTGTCGGTGAGCGGCAAGACGATAACCGTGACGAAGGGTGACGGCTCGACAAGCACCATAACCACGCAGGACACGACCTACTCGGCGGCCACCTCAAGCGCGGCTGGACTCATGTCGGCCTCTGACAAGAGCAAGCTTGACGCCATAGCCGCAGGAGCTACGAAGGTGACCGTGGACTCGGCGTTGAGCTCCACATCGACCAATCCAGTGCAGAACAAGGTGATTAACACCGCCCTCGCCAGCAAGCAAGCCACCTTGACGGCAGGTACGAACATCACCATATCGGGAACCACGATCAGCGCGAATGACACGAAGGTGACGCAAGCGGCTGTCGGCACGACATCGGGCAGCTTCAACCTCATATTGGGAGGCAGCGCGACCACTACAGCCGAGACAGGCACCGTGACGAAGGCGAACCAGCTGACCTACAACCCAAGCACCAAGACCTTAGATGGTGCGAATGCCGTATTCAGCGGCAGCCTTGAGGCCAACACGATAGTGAAGACTGACGGCACGGCTGACGAGATACTGATGGCTGACGGCAGTGTGGGCAGGTCGATCACCACGGCTGAGATTGACGCTATATGCGTATAAAGATAAAGAGTAAAAGGGTGAGGTGATGAAAGGACGGCGAGAACAGCCCCCTTTCACCGCCACGCCTTAACGTTAAAAAGACATCATCATGGCAAAAGCATATTTGGATTTGGAAGTTGGAGTGCCAAGGCTTTGGACGAAGATAAAGAGCAAGGTGGGCGACTACCTGCCGTTGGCTGGCGGAACGATGAAGAAGAACGCCGCAGTCACCGCATACGGCAGCCCTTCGATAACGTTGGGCAACCCCACGGACGAAGAGGAAGGGGTTATAGGCGACAACACCCTCACCATTAAGAAAGACTCGATAGACTTTTGGCAAAGCACGGCTGTGGTGGGCGACGGCTCGCAACACACGCAGCTATCCCCTTATGAGATATTGACGTCAAACGGGACGTTCACGAACTCATTGAGATGCGAAAAGGAGTTCACGACAAACAAGGTGCAATTCTCGTACAACGAGAGTGCCAGCGTGACGATAAACGACGACTGGGCGTTGCAGCTGCTGACCGACAACATAAGCGATGAGGCTGGCACCAGCGGCATACTTGGCGCGCACATCATAGGGATAGACACCACGTACAGGGTGTGCACGGTGCAGCTGACGGTTGGAATACCGAACCCCATAACATACCCTTACCTTAAGGAGGAGAACAGCGGCGCGACCGTGCCTCTGCACAACTTCGCGGCGACCACCGATGCGGGAGACTACCTTTACGTGTGCTCCTTCACGTTCAACTACAACTCTGACGGCACGAGCTTTGACTCAGCCAACGTGAGCTGGGTCTTGACGAATTGATTTTGAAAATTGAAAACTAAGGACTAAAAAATAAAAGACATGAATTCATTTTTAGACAAGACAGGACTCAGCACTCTTTGGGAGAAGATAAAGAACAAGATAACCGCCGCAGAGGAAACGGTGTTGCAAGAGGGTGATTACACAAGTTTGTCAGGCGTTCCTTTCCTTGTAGCAAGTGACGGCACAAACAAAACAAACAGCGTCTATAAGACTAAAGAGATTACTTATTATTCCGATGGTATTGCACAGATATTGTGGGGTGGCAACATCCTAAGTTCTGAGCATAAAATGACATTTAATTATCAACCGCAGATAACGTTAAGTAGTATGCTTGGATACATTAGGGAAAATCCTTATATAAAAATCATTCAAGAAACCGATACGCTTAGTACGGATGCCATTACCGAGATAGGAGCAGGATGGATAAAGATGCTTGCAGACAGCACAGACAATGCAGAAAGCACAACTGTAAGATATGACAAAATTGAAACCCCTAAACTATATGTGAGTACAGGCACTTCCAATGATGTGCTTAAAGCAGATGGTGAGTTCGCTGACACTGTCACGATAAAGGCAACGCTTCAAGATGGAACGAAGAAACTCCTTACAATACCAGTCTTAGCTGTTGAGGACGACATAGAAAGCACAGACTACTTAACGGCAGATGATTTTACGGCCAACTCAAACTTAGCTAATGGTGGAGGAACGGTGAAGGAAAACAATCAAGGATACGTGGTGTTGGGCTTTGACAAGGCTTCGCAGGGATTTACGGTGACGAACTCCACTTTTGTGAAAGCAGAGGACATGTCCACAACAGACTTCAGCACGAAAGCCACGTTGGATGAGGTGCAAATCAAAGCGTATTCAGATGAGGACTTGACGACTGAAGTCACCTCGGACGTGTTGGGCGATGATTTAAAAGTGGGTTTCATCGACGCTGACGGAAACTATACGGTGACTGAGGGAAGCTCGCTATTGGTGGACAGCGTTACGGGTGTCCAGTTCAAGGTTTCCAGCTCCTATAGCGGAACGCTCCCATTATACATTACACTTAGAGCTAAAATAACATTCAGTTAAACATATGAACTATGGCAGCTATAAATTTTTATAGAGGTTTAAAAACAAAATATAGTGAGTCAGCATATACTGACGGTATATTTTTTGCAACTGACACACAAGAAATTATAATGAATGGCAAGAGTTATGGAGGAGGATCTATTCAAAATGCTTCATTCTCAGATGGAATTTTAACTCTTATATTCTTATCTGGAGAAACTATTGATATTACTCTTTCCAATGCCACAACAACAGAAGCAGGTCTCATGTCTGCTACTGATAAAATTCATCTAGACGCAGCACAAGAAAATGTAATTGAAGAAGTGCAGGTAGATGGTACTGTTTTAACTGTGACAGATAAAGCTGTTAATATTGATTTATCTGGTAAGCAAGACAAGTTAACCGCAGGCAATAACATTACTATTAATGGCACTACAATCAGTGCAAAAGACACTACGTATAGCAATGCAAGTACAACTTCCGCAGGACTTATGAGTGCGGAGGATAAGAAAAACTTAGATGAAGTTATTTCTGCATTAGGTGACGATACCTCTGATATTCTTAAAAAGTCTGATGCAGGTATAGGTATTCTCAAGAATTATAGTAAATCATCTGAATCCAGTGAAGTAGTTGCTACTGACACAATTAGCCAAGCTATAGGAAAGCTAGAAGCAGCTATCAGTGAAGTAAATGAAGTAGAAGTAGGAGAAACAACTCCTTCTTCTGATACAGTAGAATTATTTGTCGATACTACTCTTGATCCAGAGGTTACATTTTATACTAAAGAATAGATAGATAATTTATTAACTCCAATTACTAGCGAAGAAGTAACAGCATTATGGCAATCATAAAATATAAGAATAAAGATGGAATATTAAAGGAATTTGAATGCTATAATATTGCTAAGCTAGACTCGGTAACAACTATTGATTAATTATGGCTATACTTACAAAAGAACCATTAACAACATTAATTGACCTGGTTAAGGACTCAATAAAGGAAGTATCTACTGAAGTTGATACTGAGCAAACAAGGGCAGCTAATGCTGAATCTACTCTTACTTCTTCTATTGAGAATGAAGTTACTAGAGCAAA